CTTCTGTGCCCCGTGAGGGGACCTTGCGGTGGGGGAGTTCTTATCCACAGAACTACCAAGAGGGGTTATATACATTTGTCCTCTGTCTTCGCCGGAGCGGGCCCTAGATTGTCGATCTAGGGGAGGTCGGGCCGAGGCCTGACCAAAAAACTGAAGAACGCTTAGATTTCGCGTCCGACCCGAAGGTCTTGTCCCCATGGACCTGGTTGAATTTAGGGCGATTTAGCGGCCACAAGCTAGACATTCAACCCGTACGGGTCTATAGTTCTAGATTTGGTCGCAGTCGTCCATTGACTTTAAGGCAAATTCGTAAGCCATTGTTAGTCTTACTTGGAAGGGGAGTCAGCCCTTTCAAGTCACTGCTCTATCTTAACACAAGATAAAGACTTTACCATTTTGGGGTGCGTGGGATGTCCAGCGCCGATTAAGTTTAGTTAGGGGGAGTTTCGAGAGGGGTTATGGTCACCCACCCTCTCTAACTCTTGGCCTAACCTTAATTCGGGCGGTTGCCTGCTTGGGCGGTGTTGTCGTTTTGTGGTAGGGCAGGTCTTTGGGTGTTGGCGAACGGTTTGGAGTTCGAGCCAATCTTTTTGAACTCATCTTCTTCATGAGCCTCGGGAGCCATCAACAGGTTAGAGGGCACGAGTGGTGAGGGCCATTCATCTACCAAGATCCGCATCCTGTTCAAGCCTTCCGTCATTGTCCTCAGTCCTTCGCAGATCCAATCCATTCCGCAGGTCGATGTGATGCTCTGTACTTCGTCTATCCAGCGGAGTGCCCAGGCTTTTTCGACGAGCGAACTTTCGTTCCTTGGATTCGGGGTTGCCAATAACGACAGGAAAGGGGCAGAGTGGACAGACAGGTCTCCGATCGTTTTGATAGCCTCAAAGGAGTTGTCGAGGAAGTCCATGGCGTCGTTAACGAAAGAGTGACCCCCTTTGTCGATTTCGGCGGATTTCTCATCGAGTCCTGCCAGAGTCGGGTCGTAGTTGAGCTTGTCATACTTGGAGGGCACGGTGTCGGAGGTGATGGCACTGGAGGTTCCGAGCTTGTTGGCGAAGGCATCTGTCTGAGAGGGCCAGTATGCGTAGTTCCCGTGTCCGTTGCAGATCAAGGTATATCTGGCCGGAATTCCAGTGGTGATGGAGATGACGGGAGTCTGCAGGATGACGTAGTGGACAATCTCGTTGGAGTAGTCAGCGAATACGTCGTTGGTGTTGGGCGTGAGTGCTGTTGTGGCAAGGGCATTATTGACCAAGGCACCTCTCATCTTGAAGCTCGCTGCTCCACTCATGATCTTCGACGATGTCTGGATGAGCCTCTGGATCGACAAACCAGTGGGGGGAATGGAAGCAAGGGTGCAACATCCGGTGTACATTGTGCCGACTAGGTTAGCTTGGGGAGTCAGAATTCTCATGTCGAGTTCAGAGGCGAAGATGATCCCATTTGAGGAGAAGGTGTCGAAATTCGTGCCTAACAGGCTGAGCAGAGAAGGTGCGCGATTGGTCCGATCGAATCCATTGGCGTAGAGCACAGTGTCAGCGAGATTACCTTGGGCTGCCTGGAAGCCGCTGAGGTGAGTTATCGTGCTCTGAGCAAAAGCAACTCCACTACCCACGGAGAGCGACAGTGAGGGGCAATAGGCCAGCATCAAAAAGTCGAAGGTTCCAATCGGGGCAGTTACAGTGTCGAGCCCTGTAGCTGTAGCCGTGGTGGTGAGGGAGAATGATGAGCTGAACCGAGAGGTGGGGATGGGGATTCGAGAAAGTCCATTCATGTAAGGCGTGTCGATGCGACCTGGGAAGTACTTGGCCATCATGAAGCGATCTGTGTCTGACAAGGCGAGGTCTGCAGAGTCCTGAATGAAGGGGCCGTTGTTGGTGAACGGTGCCAAAGTGCCAGCCATCGGGTTTGCAGAGTAGTAGTTCAACCGAGCAGTCCGATTCATGTGTCGAACCTTATTGTCCTTGAGCTGCTGTTGATAATTCGGGGGATTAATCATCGTCCCGCCCTGGAAGGCGAATTCATTGGACACATTAGAGAAGGCTCGAGGGGTGTCTCGGGTACCGGCTTGGCTCTGGTTGTCTCCGTTCAGGATCTTGATGATGGAGTTGTTCAGCTTGTTGTTCTTCCTGGATGTGCTCCTCTGAGAGGCATGGCCTGGGCCGAAAGAAGCATCGTACACCTTCTTCACGGTTTTTGGAGCGAGGAGGCTGTTGTTGCCCCCATTTTGCTGTGAGACGACGTGGATGCTCCTGTTGGCTCCTGGGTTGGGTCGAGTGCTACCTCTCCGGATCGTTTGGGACGATTCTTGGGAACCGGCTGCCATTGACTGGTTCATTCGGCTGCCCCCACTTAGCCGTGAAGCTTCATGCAGTTTGCTTTCGAGAGCGCTCAGGTCAGCTGAGTTGAGGGTGAGGTGGCAGGATCCGTTATCATCGGTGTATGTTTTGTTGGCAGAGATTTCGAGTTCTGTCTTTCGCATGGAGTGGTCAGGATTGTCGACGACCTTGACTTCGACTCCTTGTCCAGGATTCGGGATGTACGCTTCGTAGTAGAATGGGGCCTGTTTTCTTCCGCGGTTGTTACCGTTCTTTCTGTTCATTGATGATGAGCTTGATTTAATTGAAGAGCATGAATGTGGTTTGTCTGATCCAAGTGTCTCGATACCACCGAAACGGACCACTTGGTTGTGCTGAAGGACGTAATCGATTACATCCGGCCGGAAGATGTTTGTTCGCAGGATCATTTGCTCTTGTATATCTGGATCGTTGCAAATGGACTGCCATTCGGAGTACATCGACTTCTTGAAAAACCCTTTTGAAAGTATCTTAGCACGGAAGATGGCTTGGGCCGTCAGCTCACCTTTGGGCGGGTTCTGGTACAATCGATGACGGAGGATTTCCAAGATGTATGGGCAGGGGATCTCACTTAGAGCAGATTCGTAGAGGGATTGCATGAATAGTCCCGGATCGAGAACGAAGGGCTGGTATGAGGTGGAAGCACAGAGCTTGGTCTTCATTAACTTCTCCAGATCTCTGGTGACGACGAGAGGGGTAGAAGGTGACGAGAAGAACATTTTCGAGCAGAACTCCAGATCGAACTTCTCCTTGATTTCGATCTTCTTGACTATCTGGCCAAGTCCGTGGATTTGAAGCGCCGCAGTTTGGCTGGCGATTGCGCGTACAGCCTTCACGATCTTGTCTTTCTCGGCTCTTTCTGTCCATATCACGATGTCGTCTCCGGATGCCAACATCTGCACAGGTTTGAGGAAATGTCTGAAGGCGTATTTGTAGTAGAACAAGGAGCGCAATGTGTTCCCCAGGGTTGTCTTGGTGGGGTGGCCAGAAAAGGTGGTCCCGGAGACTTTGTAGGAGCAGATAGCTTGGCCTGACTTGGGCCTCGAGTTGGGCCAGTGCCTCGACAAAAGATCGTTGTCTTCTCTGCTCATTTTGTACCCTTCCAACCACTTCTTCGGATATATTATGAATAGGGTAGCATCAGGAGATGTGGCGGACAGGAGTAACTTGTCGGTGGCTTCTTCCGGCCAGTCGGGAAGATTATGGAATCGAGTGACTCTCAGGAGCAACGAATGCAGGGAATTTCGTATCGATTTGAAGAACCTGGTGTCCACGATCTCTTGGAGTGAAGCAAACTGGGTGGAATCATAGCCGGAACCATCGAGTGAGACACTTATTGGATCATCAAGCGAATTGACCCTCTCCAGTACTAGGTCCCGCGTGTCAGAGCAAGACGCCCCATGGACGAAGTCTGGGAAAGCCTCATGGAGTGCAGTGAAGATGAAGCTCTGGATGTAGTTCAACAGGCCTTTACCGGTCTCACTGGGGTTCCAGATCAGTCTCGCGCGCTCATCGACATCTATCAGTCTCTGGTTCTCGTCCCTCTTAAGCTCTTTACTGGTGTAATTCTCCTCATTTGACTTGACCATCCCCAAGAAGGAGAAAGAAAAATCGCACCCCAGAGGGTCGCTCAATTGTGCCATGCAGGTGCGGATGTAGCAGTCCTTCTTGTTTGCGTCATAGTCCTTGGCCATGTAGTGCTCCATTATCGTCTCCGTGATTTGCATGGAGTCAAGGAGTGAACAGACATGATCGGTTATCGGTTTCATCTCAAGACCGACGAAGGCATCAAAGCCAGCAAGCTCCTCTGGATGCGGGGTGATTTTAGGGAGGAAGTGACGTCCGTGTATGGCTGAGAGGAGAGAGAAGGGCGATTTATGGTCGATGGTCCAAGAGGATATGGGCCTGAGGCTATGATTCGAGGGATGGTATCCGATGGAAGGGTAGAACTTCACATGTGGTTGAGCTCTTTCGTTCCAATCGATATTTGCAGCTAGCAGCTTGACAAGATTGACATTGTGACTGTTGTCGGAGGATTCGTTCAACTGGAGCTGAGTCTTCTGGAATGGTCGGGTCTCAATGTGTAACGGGATCATGTTATTCGCCGGAGCATCAGAGGTCACTGGGGTGGGAGGGGCAAGCTTTGTAGGCTGGGCTCGCCTCCTGGGTTTTAAGTCCTCCATCATCAGCCAATTCGTGTAGGGCCTCCTCTTCTGGTCTATAGTCAGGTCAGAGTTCTCGATTCGTAGGGGATCTGATATCTTCTTCCTGAAGAGTGTCTGCTCAGTTGTTTCGGAAATTTTTCCGGCGCGAGGCTCTATTGCTCCGAAATGGGCGACGTGCAACTGTCTCTCTGAGAATTTCAGTCTTGTACATTGTTTCTCGATGAAGCCTCTGTGTTTTCCGAAGAAGAATTCGGGCAGAGGGATGTGCCATGTCGGTGGGGGAGAAACTCCTTCAGTTTTAGCCAACGTCCAAACTCGGGTGAGTCCAAGGAGTTTTCGGTACCACGGAGTGTCGCTGTCGATGAAGTTATAAGACGAGGATGCATGGGACCCACAGATATTCAGGATGGCGTCGAGACGTTTAGCGATTAGAGCTTCTGAAGGACAGGATAGCAATCCATTGATCTTTGACACATAAATGAGCAGAGGCTGAGTACTGAGGCCCTTGAGTCCCTGCAACGCGCTTCCTCTGACCAATTCTGGGCTGACCTTGGAACACGTTTGAGAAAAGAAGTGGTCTTGAGGGGATAGGCAAACATCTTCGTGGCGCGGCCCGACTACGCGGTTGAATTGAACGGCAGAAGCGGCTCCTGAATAGGTGACAACAGAGCACCAACCGAGATCAACGATTTTGTGTGGGTTGGCAATGTTGTTTAGTGGGTGGTCGTATCCGGCGGACGCACCTGAGCCTCCAGTCTCGACTTGAATTCGATAGTACGCCAGCTCTTCATCCTCTGGTAGTGCTGTGTCAGGGAAGATCCGATAGGTGCCGTTCCCCCAGGGATATCGATAACGGGTGGGCCAACAATGGTCATAATTCATCCCGGTGATGACCACGTGTGCGTTCGTTAGCCTGTGCAACTCTTCCTCAGTGAGATAATAGTGGACATCATTGGCTCTCAACACGAAGTAATCGGAAGACCCGTATGGATAGAGCTCAGACAACGTACCGACCAGGTGGGAGTGCCAAAAGGATGTGTGTCCAGCGTTGGCTATGAACCCGGGCTCCGTAAGAGGATGACTCCTATTGTACTCGATGTCGCAGGGCACTATATCCCATGGCCTTGATGTGATCACAGGCTGGATTGCCAGAAGACGGTTGAGGAGGCTCTCCAATCCTTGACTCAGCGTTGAGTTGTTGTACATGCTCTTCTCCGCATGAACGCGATGCAGACTATTTTCAGTTCTCCTTGAGGCCATGAGTCTTTCGAGCTCTCTCGTACAACCATACTTGTTCTTGGATATGAAATTGGAGTAACTCGGAGTAGGCTGGGAGATGAGCTGCCTGATGGACGTGAACAGGACATCACTGAGGTTAGCAAAGGCTTCCGCGACGCCTCTCTGGAATTCTGGTGTGTTCGGAGCGAAGCCCACACTCAGGAATGTTGGTCCATGATTACTTGCTCGAGCCTGATGTGACCAGAGTAGTTTATGTGAGTCGAGGAAGGTCGTGATGTCGACGTCGAGGAGGAGCGGGAGCACAGACAAGGCTGATTCGGTGGGGGGAGTGGATGAGTTGAGCAACATGACGATGGGAATCGGAAAGGTGTGCGGGTATTGGGACCTGAACTCCGTCCAATGCTGGGAGAGGGAGAGTTGTTTCAGGCTGACTGTTGAGGATTCCGGAGGAAACTGAATGAAATCGGATAAGGATTGAGGTATGCCGGCTAAGGGCTCGTGCACTGGATTAAGGAGCCTCCTTGCTGCCTCGAAATTGTCTTCCATGCGATCAATCCAATTGTTCATCCCAAGCCTTGACATTCTCAGTTGTATTGAGTTCCAGAAGAGCCCGGAAGGGTACAAGTCGTTCCGCCAACGTGTTTGTATAGCTGTCCAATAATTTTCACGGATCCTGAATCTGGTCTGTGGACACTGGATGTTTGTCAAGTCTGGCAGTCTGATGTAGGCGAATTCTATGCTCCTGATGACGGCATGTCTGACCAACGGCTCTTCGGAGTCATCCATGGATTCGAGATCAGCTGATGCGAGCTCTTCGGCCTCTTCGACAGTATCTCCGGCTGAACTGATCGAGTTGACTCTGATCATCCTGTTCTGGTTAGCCACAGGCGCGAGGACTCTGACTAAACTTTCCGGTGCAATGTCAACTGGTGCAGGTTCATTGGACACCGTAAGCCAGTCGCTGCTATGGTCAGAATCATCTTCGTCGTCTTCTTCATGAATCTCCGGGAGGTCATGGAGTAGCTGAGCAACGTTCATCAGTCCTCCATTGTCCACGAAGCGAAGCGCTTGTCTAGCTGAGAACTCCTGTCCTTCCACATCATTGAGGGGGAAACCAGGTGGGGGCACTGAGACTGGGGAGACGAAGTAGGAGAATTCGATATGTCGCGGTTCACAAGCTATCAAATACGCTGCGTTCCAAAGGCCATCAGCATCAATAGTCTCCTCGGGGGCACAAAGGCGGAGTATCTCGTCTCCGACGTCCAGGGCCTGGACCATTCCTGGAAGGGGGTCAAAGGGAGAATTGCACCACCTCAGGAAAGTTTGAGTTCCGTCTCTAACGTTTTTGTTTAAAACCCAGCATCTCATATTTCTCCAGCAGTTGTAGTCCAGATAGGCTCTCTTTTGATGAGCCTCGGGGTGTCCATGTCCTGGTAGGGCGAAGAATACGGACTTTAGTCTCCCGGTCCAGCTGAGAAGGTCAAAGGTGAAATCGAAATAGAAAAGATTCGAAGGTGTTAACTTCTGGAAGAGCCTAGACAGAGCTAAATATGCGTTGTTGGAGGAAGACTGGTCGAGGAGTTGAATCCACTTGTGGTTGGTCATGTATGTCAGTCTGGAGCAGAGGTTGTTCATGGCTGATACATTGTCCCAATGGGCGGCAGAGTCTGGTGAGCAGCAACCAATGAATTCGAGGAAGGGGGAGTTGAGTATGGACTGCACCGAGTGTACCCAGAGATAGACATTGAAAGTCGAGATTCCCAGAACATCGAGATCGTGCTCGTCGCTGGTGAGGGAAGACCACAGATGTGCCAAGAAGAGTCTTGAAAAGCCGAGCAAAAGTTCGACAGCATCATCCCAGAAAACTTTGTCGTTGATCGTAGTGAGCTCTTCATCTGACGATCTCCGGGCTGATAGCCTTCTGAACTCAAGGGTGACATGTGGACTGGCACGGTGCAAGCTCTGAAAAAAGGCTGTCAGTTGGAGGAGGAACAACAAGGAGTCAGGATAGAAACTTTCTGACGAGATGAACAAGGTTCTATCGTTATTCGGCCGGAAGTCGAGCAATTTCATGAACTCCTTAGTAAGTCTGCGGTATTCGCGCAAGACATTCCCCTGCATGGCAGACGTGGGGTTGTTCGTAGGTGAGACCCGCAACTTCACGACTCCAATAGCACCCATTGGGGGGCGCCCCTGATCATTGTTGTTATTGTTCGCATCGACGCGTGCCCAGAACCGGTTCGCACGCCTGCCGTTTCCTGGGTTTCCCACTTGCTGCCGATTAGCGTTGGGCGGTAGTCTGGGCTGGTCATTCGGTCTCTCTTGGGGGTCGCGGTTGGAGTTACCACTATGAATAGACTCATCGTCTCCAGCCTCAAGAAGGTCATCATCGATGTACTCATCAGGATTGGGGTCACGTCCAGGTCTCTCGGCGAAATTGCCCTGGAGTGCTTGATCTCTCTTGTGTCTCAGAGTCAACAACTGAACCTGAGTGACGAGGCTGTTGATCTCGTATTCAACTTCAGGCAGATTATCAAAGTCCATCTCCAACCTGTCAAAGTCACGGTATTGTCCCTGTCTGAGGTTGTTGATTGATTGGAAGTCTCCAGTGTTCCAACCGGTTTGTAGACCGAGGAACTGTGGCAGTGTAGAAGCGTCAGAGGACCTTGAGAAATATTCGATGTAAGGGCTATAGTGAAGATTGGTAATTTCTCTTGTTGCCACGGTTATCGGATCCAGGACGGCGGTTTTCTTCAGTGCATTGAACTGTCTCCAAAATTGTTCCTCTCTGTCAGGGATCCGACGGAGGGTGGACTCGAATGGGAAATGGGCTTGGGTTGGCAAGGCACTTTGGGAAGAGGCAGCGCTCAGCGTCAGCAGGTCATTCTTCTGGATGACTTCTGCATTGGGAGTCCATTCCTGAAAGCACGAGGTTACGAAGGTGTTCGAAGTGGATGATCGGACGTCGTAAACCAGCTTTAGATCTCTAAGAAAACCTTCTCGCTTAGATCCGATGTCGTGGAGCACAATGTATTCGGGCTTGTCGGAGAGTTCGGATGGCATCTGGTTAAGGACAGCCAACGAACTCAAGTCGTTGAACCACCTCATTTGAGCATGTCCTTGATTGTCCTTGTAGGGGTTGTTATCAGAGCCGTTCAGGAGTTTGAGTCCACTGTTACGAGCCCACACCATAGCCTCAGCGTTGACGCCTCCGGGGTTGGGGTGAACATAGCCATCTTGTACAATGCGAGCCGTGTTTATGGGGGGTGCAGACGAAAGCGCGACTCTTGGAGCAGTGCTGTATGCTAGCAGCAATTGGCCAGTACTAGCAGTACATCTGGAGTTGATCAGACGAGGGCATTCAATGGACCCGAATTCCTTGGGAGGGGCTGTTCGCAAAGCGGCTCTTGCAGCTCTCCCTGTCAAGATGTTTTCGGCTAGGTCACGCACAGTCTGACAGACAGGGGTGTCGAAAGTGAGGAAAATATCCGTGAGGCCATGGGCGATGCCCTGTTTCCTGATGAATCCGAGCAAGATGAGCATGTGGTTGGCGGCGATGTTTGCCGGGACCGTAGGATGGACGGTTAGGCAGGCGAGTCTCTGGATGTCGGAGATGACGGGGATCGTGGTCGAGGTCGTGGCCTTGAAAGCAACTTCTTGCATGGTCAATTCGGGGGCGGTAAGCATCGACTCGGCAGGAATTGCCAGCTTTCTAGGGTACAGCTCACAATCTCTTGGAATCCGTCCGTTGTCCTCAACAAAGTTTCGCACTCGAGCAAGCCAAAGTGGCATTTGTTGCGAAGTCACTGATTCACGAACGAGGCAGGAGAATTTCTCCGTAAAGTCGCGAAGCTCGGAGAATGTTGCTGTCTGGGCTTTAGGGTGAATGGTGAAATGGACCTTGCGAGCTTGTCTTCTCCTGTTGAACTCCTTCGATTTGCCTCCGTGGGCATTAGGCTTCTCGAATTCAGACTGAACTTCATGGCGTAGACAGATATTAGTTAGCATGGCTTTTTTCTTGGAAGTTTTTCTCTTAGCCTGGGATTTAGCCTTAGCTGAGGGTTTCTTTCTCTCGGGAGGGGGAACACAAGATTTGAGGGGCTTTTTGGTATTGTGCTTCGGCTCGTATGTGCACTTTCCAGGAAGAGGGTTCACGGTGAGATGATGCGCCAGAGCTTTCTGAGCTGGGTCTTGATTCCAGTGAGGCTGAAGCTTATTGGTGTCGATAACATTCACTATAGGCTGTTCAGTGACGATTGTGGCCTCGATGTCTTCATTCCAGTTCCAAGGATGGTGCAGCTCACCATCGGGCAGGGCCAGGGGTGCTCCATACGTCTGATGGTTCATGATGGCAGTGTAGGTGCGGATGACGAACCATGGGCAGATCATCACTCGTCTATTCTTGGCTTTCGAACGGAGGTTGACACTGAGCAAAGAGCATAAATGTCCTTGAGCTCCTGAAGGAGAGACAGTGTAGAACAGAGAGTCCTCGTTGACATTGAAGAGGGAGAAGTCGCAGGCAGATCTAACAGCTAGGAAATGCTTCTTCCATCCAACGTGCGAAAGGAGGAGGTCAACGTTTGCTGCAGACATCATTCCATTTCCGAGGGATGCGGCAGCGATGTAACTTGACGTCAGAGCGTTCTTTGCATGGAAATCGAGCGGTTTGGCCAGTCTCAAGAGGGAGAGTACGGAGCTCAGGACACATCCTCCATCTGGTGGAATTATTGCGAGCGCAGAATTGCATTGCAAGAGCGAAGGCCCAGGCTCAGGGAGCTGATTGTTCAGCAGAGGCACGAGAACTGTGTCGGCAAAGTTTTGGTATGTCCTCAAGGAGTCATTGCGGGTTGCAGCCGCAAGGACTGGAACGAAGGAAGAGGTCGCAGAAGCCAAGATGAACCTTGGGGGGAGATCGTTTCTCTCAGACTCAGTGCGCTCAGCAATGATTTCTCTTTCCCAGTCGGAATCCATGCTAAGTCCACGTTCGCGTCGAGTTAGTTTCTTGTGGGCAGGTTTGCTGGCGTGGTACTTGCTGCTCTTAGGATGCTCCGGAATCGTATCTTCCATGTCTGGGAGTGGAGACGAGGACCTCATTCGTTTCTTCTCTGCATCATATGTGAAATCGGTGAGGAATTGTGACATCTCACGGGCCTCTTTAATCTTGCCCTCTTTCACCAACCGCCTGACTTGTGAGGCACTCCGGATGGGAATGGGGTCTGGCTTCTCTTCGATCATCCCGAGGAAGATTTTCGGGTGCTTAGCTGCAGCCCAGGCTTCTCGAACTCTCTGTAGCTGTGGATTTATCGGTGCAGCGATGAACTCGGGTGAATGTTGTAAAGGTGTAGCGCGCTCGGATGAAGCAGCCTCAACGCCGATCTGGGCTATCCTTTCGAAGGAGGGGAAGTCGCGTGAATCGATGAATCTTGGAAGCTGTAGGGCAGGCTGTACGAAGCGGAATGGTGTATCGGCAGGGACCCATGAAGGGTATCCAGAGGGGTCACCTCTTCTGCGGATCTTGTCTTTCTGACTCCAGTTCGAAGCTTTCGCTTTCTTGGAGATCTTCACATAAGCCTCGAACTCGTAGTCATAGTGCTCACACTCGTCATACCAGTCTGAATGTTCGGAAACTGAATCTTCTTTGACCGGGGCGGGTGCGGGGACTTCCACCGTTAGTTTCGCTCTGGGCTTCTTGGCCTTGACGACTCTTGATTTGATCACGGTTGGGACGACTACAGGAGCAGGAGCTCGGTAGTGGCAAACGGCGAAAGATTCGGAGTTCAATACAAAATGGTGGCTCAAGACAGGTGCGAAGGTGGGGTACTTCTTCTCATACAATGAGAAAATTGGGTCACAGGGTCTGTAGGCGGCGTTAGAGTCAGCGAGGAAAACGATGTTGTTAGGCATGGTTTTGAGTTTCCGTAATGGCTGACGGCGATAAGGCCGGTATGATCGAACAGAGCTCAACAGCTCTTTCGATGTTTTGGTTACAAACCCTTGGAGGTTTT